CCCGCCGCACTATAACGCGGGCGGGATTGAGTGTATCGACGCGCTGGAAGCCGCGACAAGCGGGCTTCAAGGTATCGAAGCCTTTTGCACAGCGAACGCGATCAAGTATTTGTGGCGCTGGAAGCTGAAAAACGGTGAAGAGGACTTGCAAAAGGCGGTTTGGTATATCAACAGACTTATTCAACGAGCGGGCGCAGACAGCGCCGCAGGAAAGGAGCTATTCAATATGAAAGAGAACAAACACGGCTTCGAGCCGAAACAGGAATTCACGATGGGCGGGATCGCTTGGACGGTCATTCAGACGGGCGCGGATTGGGTGAAGTGCATTGCTTCCGATTGCGTCGAGGAACGCGCCTTCGATGAAGGGAACAAGAACGACTTTGCCGCTTCTTCCCTTCGTGCCTATCTGAACGGCGAATTCTTGCGCCGTCTGATTAAGGCGGGCGCGCCGGAAGAAATGTTCGAGTATTTCAACATCGACTTGACCGCCGACGACGGCTTGAAGAATTACGGCGGCGATCGCGTCCGGATCGGGCTTATCACTTGCGAGGAATACCGCCTTTTGCGCGGCAACATTCCGGCGCTTCCGGATCGTTGGTGGTGGACGGCTACACCGGACAGCCCGATAAATTCTTTCGTCCGCTGCGTCAGTTCGGACGGCTCTTTGAGCTACGGCGACGCGTGCCGCGGCTACGGTGGCGTTCGCCCGCTTTGCAATCTCAAATCTGAAATCTTGGTATCGTACTTAAACGGCGAGAACGCAGAGGAACAGAAGAAGCGCGCCGAAGCCGTCGATATGATGAAGCATATTGCCGCCGCGTGGGACATCGACGCGGAAGAGGTTTTCGGGAGGGCTGACGAATGACAATGTATCAATTCATGGTGAACGCCTTTTATATGCTTTGCGGCGTTGCTTGCGTCGCCGCTTCCGTTGTGATCGTCTACATCGTTTTGAACGTGCTTTTCAGAGCGCTTCGGAGGGGCGGCGGGAACAATGGCAGATATTAAGATCGACGAAGAATTGCTTTTGCGCGCAGGGCTGGGGATCGGCTACGCGTTCGCGCCATTCTTTCGGGGCATTTTAGAAGGCGTTGAAGATTACACGATCGAACAGGCGGCGCGGGAAATGCAGGAAGAACACGACGCGCAGGAAGCCGAAGAGGGCTTGAAACGTCCGGTTGAAAAAACGCTGATCGGCGATTGCCGGAAGTGCTGGTGCGATCAATGCGCGAAGCTGGAACAATGCGTTCACTTGCGCGAAGGCGCGCTTCCGGACGGGGTGCGCCCGTTCCCTTGCGTCGGGTGCGCGGACGGAATGCGCTTCAAGCCTTGCGAAGAAGAACGGTGCGCCGATTTCGAGCAGGGCGCAGGATTTAATAACGGCTGACAAAACAAAAAAAGAGAACGTCCGGTTGCGACGTTCCGGACGTTCTCTTTTCCTCTTACATAGCTGTAAAAGGAGCTATTCAATATTGAAATTATAGCATTTTACGGCGCTTTTGTCAAGGAAGGGCGGCGGGATTATGCAGAGGGTTAAAAGACGTATTTTTTCGGGCGTTGTATGTGAACAAGAGGTTTACACCGTATCCGATCGAGCGAACATCAAGAAAGCTGAACCGCGACCGCGCTTCAAGGACGACGAAGAGCGCGCGCAACACCGGATCGGCATATCAAAGCGGAAACACCAGCGGCTGGTTAATGAAAACTTTTCGCCGCTTTCCTTATATAGTACGCTGACGTTCGACGACGACAGCGAAGTTCATACATTCAGCGAAGCGCGCAGAATACGCGACAATTACTTCCGGCGGCTTCAAAGGGCTTGTCCAGACGCGAAGATCATTATTTACATGGGGCGCGGAAAGTCTACGAACCGAATTCATTTTCACATGATTTCGGACGGCATACCGGAAGAAACGATCAGCGGCAAGTGGAACGACGGATCAGTAATCCATATTCGGCACTTGCGCGAACACAATTATTATAACGGCGTTGACTACGGGCAGGATTACACGGGGCTTGCGGATTACCTCTTCAACCATTGGACACCGGAACAGGGCGGACACCGTTGGAAGGCGACGCGCAATCTTCGCCAGCCGGAGAAGGAAGCGCCGACGCTTGCACTTCGGACGTATACGGAAAAGAAAGCACCGATCGCGCCGAAGGGTTACAAGCTGGTGGAAGCCCGCGCGACGAAGTGGGGCTACATATATTATAAATATGTACGCGAACCGGAGAAACCGAAACGCCGGAAGAAACGCGAATAGCGGGAACGCCCGAAGGGGCGCAATAAAAAGCCTTGTAAATGTGTAAAGTTTTACGACCAGCGCTTTTCCTTCCGGAAGATTGATTTTATTTATTCCCCGTCGCCCGCTTTTCAGAGATCACGAACGCGCGCATTGTCAAGGGTGCGAAGCACGGCGAAGCCGCTTGCCCTTGATAATGAAAGCGCGGGAGTGATAAAAGCGGGAAGGCGGCGGGGATATAAAATCAATCGTGAAGGATCGGTTCGGAACACGGATCGAGGAAGCCCGCCGGATCGCCGATAGATTTATTCCTTTAAGCCCGTTCCCCCCAGCGGGGGGCGGAGGGGGGAGAAAAAGAAAGAAGGTGAACAACGTATGCTTGAATTGAACAAGCTGTATAACATGGACTGTATGCAGGGAATGAAAGAGTTTCCGGACGGCTTCTTCGATCTTGCGATCGTTGATCCGCCTTACGGTATCGGCATAGACGGACAGAAGAAGCGCGTATGCGGCAATCCGAAGCATAACCGGAAAGAGCATATCCGGAAAAGCTGGGACAAGACTATTCCACCGCCCGAATACTTCCGCGAATTGGAACGAGTTTCAAAAGCGCAAGTGATATGGGGCGGAAATTACTTCGTTCCGTATCTTGAACAAGGGCATAAAGGCTGGCTTGTATGGGACAAGGGGCAACACGGCTTGACAATGAGCGATTGCGAATTAGCATATACCAGCTTCGACACGCCGACGCGCGTTTTTGTCTGCAATCGCGTTGAATTGCTGAACGACGGGACAATTCACCCGACACAAAAGCCCGTGAAGCTGTATTCGTGGGTTCTTTCCCTCTTCGCCCGAAAAGGTATGAAGATATTGGACACACACGCCGGAAGCGGAAGTTCCTTGATCGCTTGCTATCGTCAAGGCGGGCTTGATTTCGTCGGCTTTGAGATCGACGAAGATTATTGCCGCGCGGCAAATGAACGGCTGGAACAGGAACAAGCACAAATCCGGCTTTTTGATCTCTTGGAGCAGGAAGAACGGAAAGCGCAAGCAACGCTTTTTACGAAATGAAGGGAGGAAACACAATGCAGGAAAAAAGGACGCTATATCTTGCCGGAAAGATCACGGGCGATCCGTATTATTTCACGAAGTTTTACAACGCGCAAAAGAAGCTGGAGGAAGGCGGCTTCATCGTCGTAAATCCGGCGCTTCTTCCGGCGGAGGGCTTCACGTGGGAAGCCTATATGCGTATGTCCGGCGCTATGCTTGCAGAGTGCGCCGAAGTCTGTTTTCTTCCGGACTGGAAAGAGAGCAAAGGCGCAAAATATGAATTCGGCGAAGCAATGGCGCAGAACAAGCCGTTTTTCTTCTTCGCTGATTGGGAGAGGACGCAGGAAGAAACGGGTAAATACGAATGCACGGCAGAAAAAACCGACAAGATCGCTTTTCAATGCTTCGCATGCGGAAAAATCAACGTCTTTCCGGCAACACACGCAGATGGGAACACTTGCAAATATTGCGGCGGCGGATTAAAGGCGATTGGATACGCAAAGAAAACGGAGGGATCGCGGAATGCAGAAAAATAAAATGCCCGTTCCGACAGAAGCACAAGAGCAAATGACGCTGTTTTCGTGGGCGGCTATGCAAAGCGGGAAATATCCCGAATTGAATTTGCTTTATCACGTCCCGAACGGCGGGAGCAGACACAAGGCGGAAGCGGGACGGCTTCGGGCGGAGGGCGTGAAAGCGGGCGTTCCCGATCTATGCTTGCCCGTCGCGCGCGGGCAATATCACGGGCTTTACATAGAGCTTAAACGGCAACGCGGCGGCAGGACAAGCGATCATCAATCGGAGTGGCTGGACGCTCTTTCGGCGCAGGGCTACAAAGCCGCGCTTTGCTACGGCTGGGAACAGGCGGCGGGAACAATTATCGAATATCTAACCGGAGGTGGCACACATGACTAAAAAGCAAACAGAGCTTTCCGAAGAGTTGCGGGAAGCCGTATTTGAAGCCGCGCGCGCAGGGGCGGCGGAAGCATACACACAGAACACGGGGTACGTAAATTACTTCAAGGCAATGGAAACATTGCTGTATAACTACAAGAAGCTGGCGGCGCTTGTAGCCGATGAAGAAGCGTATTGCGAAGTTGAGTATCACGCGGGACGAAAGACGTTTTCAACGACACCACAGGCGAAGGGCTTTATTCAGCGCAAGACGGAAGCGGAGATCGTCGAGGAAATGCGAGAGGAAAAACAAAAGCAGTTCAAAGAAACGAAATCCGGCTTTGACAGCTTGACACGCGCTATTTCTCTTTTCGAGGGGCATAAAGAATTCGTTGTGATCCGGCTTTACTATTTCGGCGAGGACATCAACGGCAATCCGCGAGAGGGCGGAACGGCGACGTGGGAAGAGATCGCGGAAGAGCTTTCCGACGCGGGCATTCTCAAAGAGATAAAGACGGCGCGCCGCTGGCGGAACAAGATCGTCAATGATATGGCGGTATGCGTATTCGGCATTCCGGCGGCGGTATCAGCGGCGACATACCGGAAAGCCGTTGACAAATGACCAAAACGCGACCAAACAATGCACCTTGTCCGCGACGCTTACGCGTGATATAATAATTACGCTGAATTATTGCGAATTGAATAGCGCGGGATAAAGCCTTTTGTGTGAATGCACGGAAGGCTTTTTCTTTTGCTCTTTTGCACAGACTTTTCCACAGGAAGGAGGATAACCGCATGAAGCCGTGGGCGGAAAGGTTCTACAATTCGGACGCTTGGCGTTCATGCCGCGACAGCTTCTTGAAGTCGAAGGGCTACTTGTGCGAACGCTGTTCAGCGCCGGACGATCCAGTAACCGCGAAGATCGCACATCACAAAACATACTTGACGAAGCAGAATATCAACGATCCATACATAGCGCTTTCGTGGGATAATCTCGAAGCGCTTTGTCAAGATTGCCACAACAAAGAACACCACCGGAACGACAAGAAAAAACGGTACGCATTCGACGAAGCGGGAAACCTCATATCCCCCCCTATTCGCTCAAAATTTAGGGAGGGTTCGACACCGAGGGCGGGAGATTAAAAATACTCCGCAGGCGCGCGCATAACGGGTGTACGCGTTTAAGGGGGTGTGGGTTGACCGGAAAAGGGGGTGATATTTATGGCGACAAAGAAGGACTTGACGAAAGAAGAAAAGATCAAGCGGGAGTTTTCCCGATTGAAGCGCATTTTCAAAGACTTGGATAAAAACAAGTTGCAGACCGTCGAAAGCCTTATCAAGAACGCGGCGTTCATGGCGGTATCCCTTGAAGAATTGCAAGAGATCATCAACGAAGAGGGCTACACCGTCGAATACCAAAACGGCGCAAATCAGAGCGGGACGAAGCAAAGCGACGCGGTGAAAACACATATCGCCATGACAAAAAATCACGCCGCAATTATCAAACAGCTTTGCGATCTTGTACCGCCGGAGAAGAAAAAGGAAAGCCGTTTACAGGCGTTACGGGACGAATAAAAATGCCCTTTTCAAATTACATTTACGAGTATTACGACGGCATTTCTTCCGGAAATATAACCGTCGGCAAGTGGGTTCGCCTTCTGTATGAATACATCGTGAAGGGGCTTCAAGAAGGGCTTTTCACCTTCAACGCGAAGAAGGCAAACAAGGCAATTCGGTTCATCGAAAACTTTTGCCATCATTGCGAAGGGCGCACAGACCTTTTGAAGCTGGAGTTGTGGCAGAAAGCCGCCGTTTCCGTTATGTTCGGGATCGTCGAAGAGGACGGAACGCGCGTCTTTCGTGAAGTGTTTATTGTGATCGGGCGCAAGAACGGCAAAACGCTTTTTGCGTCCGCCGTCATTGCTTATATGGCGTATCTTGACGGCGAATACGGCGCGAAAATATATTGCCTTGCGCCGAAGCTGGAGCAAGCAAACATCGTTTACGATAACTTCTATCAGATGATTAAAAAAGAACCGGAGCTTTCCGACCTATCGAAGAAGCGCCGTTCCGATATTTACATCGAAGA